CCCGGTCGTTTTATTGAGCTTGAGCTATTCTTAATCTCAACTGACCGTGATGCGACTCCAGTTCTGCGAGGCATTGATGTGCGCTTCCAGTGCGAAATAGAAGAGTAGGATTTGAAATGAAGCCCGGAGATTTAGTTCAGAGCAACATATTCAGTGCCAACGGCTCGGGAGGCTACGGGCTTGTAATGGGCTCATGCGACACAGAGAGTCACTGGAATGTGTGGTGGGTTGGTGATACCACTCCTGTTAGTAAAATGGCAGAGGACTACCCTCACGGCGCAATTATTGATATTCACAAAGACGACATAGTTGTTGTTTCTGCGGGCATAGAAAAAGAAAATAAAGAATGAGGGCCGGCGACCTTGTAAGATTCAAAACGGACCTTGCGTACGAATGGAAAATAGGTCTTCTAAAAGAATACCATACTTGGGAAAAAATAGCAACGATTATTTACAATGGAAAAGAAATAAGAGTTGCCGCCTCTCTAGCCGAGGTACATAAGAGGGCTAAAAGACAATAAAGATACTATTTAATGTTAGTCTACTACGGAGTCTTTTAAGATATGAAGTACAATAGAAAAATAATAACAGAAGTTGTGAAGCGGGTGATCAAGGAGGCAGGTTTAGACGCTAAGCGATTCCCCTTAAAACTATCGGCCGTTAACCCAGCGGTTGCTAAGCAAGTAACCACCACTGGGCAACAGGACGGCAACGCCAAAGATGATGTGATTGGTGTGAATGCAAAGCCAACAGGCGTCGCCCCCGTGCAAAAACTGAAACCATCACAATCAAGCATGAATATTGGAAAGGCAATGACGTTTGCCCTACATATGATGGACCATCCTGCTGGAAAAATGGACCCCGGCGGAGACCTCGGGGCTTTTATTAGCAAAGACGGATTTATTATGGATGGACACCATCGGTGGATTTCCACTGCGATGGTAGATCCTAGTAAGCCGGTCGGCGGATTTTTAGTTCAATTCCCTGGTGAACAATTGGTAGCAATTCTTAACGCCATGACCAAAGGAAGATTTGGGCATATGGACGGCAAGAAGGCTTCGGGCGACTTTAACCAATTTAAGGAAGCCCCAATCCGCAAACAACTTAATGCTATGGTTCAAGGCGGCATTAACAAACAAACGGTGGATACTTTTAAAGGGTGGCAAGCCATGACGCCGGAAGACGTGCTAGCCGGACTAGAGGGGTTTACCGGAAAGAAGGGGCAAGATGCTGTGGAAGCAGCAGTCACCAAAATGGTAACCAACTTGGGTGGCATTACAATGAGTACACCAAGCTGGGCACCAGAAAGACCAGATATGCCAGTCATTGATGAGCCCGATGTTCCTGCTGCGGTTAAAGCACTAGGTCAGGGCGAAGTTGATTGGAAAGAACCATATGCTGGTGCCAGAGAAGAGCAGCCTGCCGCAAACAGAAAAGAACAAAAATGGGGCGGACTTAGCTCTAAAGGAAAGTATTAAATGAAACTCACAAAATCATATCTAAAAAAAGTTATTAAAGAAGAATTAAAAAACTTGTCTGAGGAAGGAGAGGAGCAGGGAGCGGCCCCACAGCCAAAACTCAAAGGCGACGTAGAAAAGATTTCGAAAGTGATGGAAAAGCTTCCTCAACTCCAAAGGTTGTTTGGGCTGATTAACACCGAAGACGAATTAAGTCAAGTTCTCGATAATCTTATCTCAGGCGTAGCAGGGGCAAAGATTATCAGCCCCCAACTGCTTAAAAAGGTTCTTATGAGAAAAGCAGCCAGTGCCAGCGACCTTAAGGGCGAATAATCATTAGCTGACTACTTATATCTACAGAGGAGGTGTTGTAGATATGCACGAAAAAGTAGACCAATGGCTCGGTAAGTGGGCCTCACGAAAATTAATAGTATGGGGAACCTCCACAGTATTCTTAGCGGCTGGGTCACTGACCAGCAGCGATTGGGTTGCTGTATCCCTGGCCTACATCGGGCTTCAAGGAGCAGCCGACATAGCAGCTAAGTGGAAGCATGGCTGATGAAAGCCTTATGGTATAAAGCCAAAGAACTTTGGTGGAAAGTGGCGCTAGGGATTATTTTCCTCGCCGCCCTCCTAACCTATTTTTACCGCCTGCTGAGACCAACAGACAATAATCTAGATTATTTAGAAGCAATAAAAATAGAAGCCACAGCAGCCTTAAAGGAAAATGAGTTGCGTGGTAGACTAGAAAAAGATAAGATTGGGGTAGTTAAGAATATCTTTAAAGGACATCTAGAAGCTACAAAGAAAATAGACGACCGAGAAGAACGCTTGAAAGCCCTGATTAGACTTCACGAAGAATTAGACATTTGAGGAGAATGGAAAAATGGTAGAGATTCCCACACTAGACATCGAGGATTACGATCCCGATCTAAACGAAGAAGAAGAAGCTGTTGAGGATAAGTCCGGCGGCGCTCTTATTTATGCCATCGTCGGCGCAGGTCAAGGCGGAGGTCGTATGGCCAAAGCGTTTTATGATATGGGCTACACCAAAACCGTTGCTGTGAATACGGCACGTTCAGATCTTAACGGGCTGGACATCCCCGAGGAACAGAAGTTTCTTGTTGACGAGCACGGTGAACAAGGTGCAGGCAAAGACCAAGCCAAAGCTCAAGCAGCCATTGAGCGTAAAGAGCAGGAAGTATTTAACCTCTTCCGTGAAGTTTTTGGAACCAATGTTGACCGCATCTTGATTTGCCTCGGCGTCTCTGGCGGCTCTGGCGGCGGGACAGTTAACACTCTCATCAAAGTAGCAAAGAAGTACTTTACCTACATTGGTATTGAGGATGTCGACCAGCGTGTCGGGGTGGTAGCGTCCCTACCCACAGCAGGAGAATCAGCCTCTCCCACCGTCGCCAAAAATGCTCACGCTCGGATTACCCAACTTTGCGGGCTCGCAGAGAAGGGAAAGATTGCCCCCCTCATCATGGTGGACAACGAGAAGATTAAAAAGCTTTATCCCAAGCTCACAGTCAAGAAGTTCTGGACAACCATCAACAACACTGTTGCGGGATTGTTCCATGTATTTAACGTCTTAGCGAATAAGGACTCCGAGTATACAGCATTTGATGCTACTGATTACGATAGTATTATGCGCCAACCAGGCTGTATGATTATGGGAGTGACGAGTGTCAAAGATGTTGATAGCGAAACTGCCATATCTAATGCTCTTAAAAAGAATCTTGAAAAGACATTGCTTGCTGAGGGCTTTGACCTAACAACTGCAACGGGTGCTGCGTGCATCGTTGTTGGCGGTGAAGTAATTTTTGAAGAGACTGCTGGGCTGATGGATAGCATTGAGTTCGGCTTTGATACTTTGGCCGCTCTAACCGGCGGTGCTATTATTCATCGGGGTATTTATGAAGACAGCAAGCGGGATAAGCTCGTTACTTACACTCTGGTGAGCGGGCTTAAACGTCCAGCAAAACGCATTGAGGGACTGAAAAAGTTCCTGAAGTAACATGAAAAAAGTAGTTGCGCTTATACTGCTCGTTTCACTCAGCGCCGCTGCGGGCGAGGTCATTAAATTTGATCCCCGCCCAGCGGTGATTGAGCAAGACACTGACACTTATGTTGGAATCCTTCTTAGCGAGGAAGATTTTCGTAAGATGCTTCAAAAGAAGATTGACACCAACGCCCAACTCGGCGAGTGCTCAGTAGATAAAAGGGTCTGCACCCAGATGCAAGAGACTTACAAAACGTACATCACCAAGCTAGAGGTGCGGCTTAAAAGAGACAACTCTTGGTTTGCTCGTAATCGGGGAACAGTGGGGCTTATGACTGGACTTGCCATTGGGGCCGGCATGGCTATCGGTATTGTTCACGCAGTATATCAGAAATAATGAAAAGAGATTTAAACTACGTCGCTGCTGTTGAAAAGGCAATTTCAGAGAAATATGGCAAACAGACCGTACAAGATCTTAGGTCTACCTGGGAACCTGAAAGAGAAAAAAATTACCTAAATCAACTAAAAGAGAGAAGAAGAAAGTTACAACTTCTTCAAGACCGTAAAAAGCTTTTTATGGTTGACGGGGTAGAAATTAAAAAAAAGAACGATATTAAACAAACTAGTAGAAACTGCCCAGTCTGTAAAACATATTCATTTTCATCTAAAGACGACCTATATATGAATAGGTTTGAGTGTTGCGGTCAGTGTTACATTGTGTATGTTGAGTTTAGGGAGGATCGTTGGAAAAGCGGCTGGCGACCCCAAGATGGGGAATACAAGCCACCGTTCTTAAAGACAATTCTTCAAAATTACAAAGCTTATATCTATAGATTTCTTAGGAGAGTTAAAAAATGGCTAATATTTTGGACATAGTAAGGGGCTTAAATCAGGCCGCAGCAAATGCATACGATGGCTACGACAATATGGATGAAAAAATTGGACTGAAAAGAGAAGAAGGTCATCCAATCACTGATAGTCGGATTATGGACGGATTCCGAGTCAAATTCGCTGCGGACAATTTGATTGTCACCTATCACAGCGAGGTCTTGATGAAAGAGATCCACCCCAGAGCCCAGTTCGAAAATGAAATTGAGAGAAAGTTTGGAGACATTGTAAAGTATCTCAAGAAAGAATATAAGAAAGTGACCAATTCCGCCGTGACCTTGTCGGAGATCGCTGATGCAGACATCATGGTTCAGAGCACATCTAGAGTTAGAAATTGGGTCCAAGCTACTAAACGTTACAAGATCGGTGGTGCCGATAGTGTTGAGACACTAAAACAGCCCTCAAAGGAAGGCACTGAGGACGGAATTAAGAAGTTCTTGGATCTATTCTCGGACAAGCGTCCTGCTAACGATAAGGCTTCTAAGAACCCAGACACGCCTAAGTCCTAAATGAGCCTCACAAAAAAAGAAATGATGACAGAGATCGTTCGCTGCGGCAAGGATCCTGTCTATTTTTCCAACAAGTACGCAAGGATATCTCACCCGTTGCACGGGCTCATACCCTTTGATATGTATGAGTTCCAAGAAGAGGCTTTAAGGGCTTTTACAAAAAATCGCTTCAATATTATTCTGAAAGCTCGCCAGCTAGGAATTTCAACAACTGTAGCGTCTTACATCACTTGGTTGATGTTGTTTCACAGAGATAAAAACATTTTAGTTGTAGCCACAAAATTAAATACTGCCGCTAACTTGGTAAAAAAATCCAAAGCAATTTATAAAAACTTGCCAGCTTGGCTGCGAATTGCTTCAATCTCCATTGACAATAGAAACTCGTTTGAGCTAACTAATGACTCTGTTGTGAAAGCCTCCTCTACTTCCGGCGACGCTGGTCGTTCTGAAGCATTATCACTACTTGTGGTTGATGAGGCTGCTATCGTTGAGGGCTTGGATGAAATGTGGGCAGGACTTTATCCTACTCTATCAACTGGCGGAGCTTGCATTGCTCTTAGCACCCCGTTCGGCGTTGGCAACTGGTTTCATAAGAACTACATCGAGGCGGAAGAGGGAAAAAACGATTTTCATCCAATTAAGTTACCCTGGCATGCGCATCCAGAACGTGACGAGGCTTGGTTCAAAAAAGAAACTCGGAATATGTCAAAGAGGGAAATCGCTCAAGAGTTAGAGTGTAACTTTAATGCCTCTGGTGAAACCGTCGTTCATGGCGATGACTTAAAAAGAATATTAGAAAATGTTTCTGACCCCAAGCACAAAACTGGCTTTGACAGAAACTATTGGATTTGGCAACAGCCAGTAGAAGGTCGAGATTATATAGCCGTGGCAGATGTTGCCCGTGGTGATGGGTCTGACTACAGCGTTTGTCAAATATTAGACTTAGGGACGATGCACCAGGTTGCGGAGTATCAAGGAAAAATAACCCCAGATATGTTCGCCCCTCTTCTTGGCAACATGGCCTCTGAATATAATAATGCTTTGCTGGTAATTGAGAATAACTCACTAGGTATCGGCGTACTCAGCCGCCTAGAAGAGATTGGGTATGATAATCTATATTACAGCGTGCGTGCTACCCACGAATATGTAGATCAAGCCACTGCTGAAGCAATCGGTGGCGTCGCCGGCTTTACTATGTCTATGAAGACTAGACCACTTGTTATAGCTAAGTTTGAGGAATTCGTCAGAAACAAACTAATTACTATTAACTCTAAAAGGCTGGCCAACGAAGTGAAAACTTTTGTTTGGCACAATGGTCGGCCTCAAGCTATGCGGAGCTATAACGATGATCTTGTTATTGCGTCTTGTATTGGCTGTTGGGTAAGAGATACAGCCCTGACGGCAAATAAAAGGGAAATAGAATATAAAAAAGCAATGATAAGTGGTATAACAGTTAGCAACAGTACTTTTGACACAAAGATAGAAGGTATGCATGGATACAGACCAGGGAAAAAACCACAAAACACTTTTGAAGGAAACGACGGCAAAACATATGATTTGTCGTGGATAATTAAGGGATAGAAATGGCTGATAATAGCAACCAACACAAAGGCGATCAAAATAATCCAAGAAATCAAGACGCTGGCTTGTTCAAAAGGCTGACTAGGCTTTTTAGCGGACCTCTCGTTGATTACAATCAACCGGCTGTCACTAGAACAACCGCTAGAACAGTTACCAAATATAAATTTACTACCGCAAGCGGCAAAGAATTTAAGAAAGAAGAGTACCATAACCCGTTCTCTAGCCTACAAGCCAAAGTTTTTCTTAATCGTGACAAGCAGCTTCGCTATACAGACTTTGATCAGATGGAATACATGCCAGAGATCGCATCTGCACTTGATGTTTACGCAGACGAAATAACAACTTCTTCTGAATTAACCTCTTTGGTACATGTTGAATGTCATAACCGAGAAATCAAAGAAATTATTCATACTCTTCTTTACACGGTTCTGAACATTGAGTCAAACTTGTTCGGATGGGCTAGAAGTATGTGTAAGTATGGGGATTATTTCTTATATTTAGATGTGGATGATACTCTGGGTATTACTAACGTGATCCCGCTTCCTGTTAGAGAAGTGGAAAGACTGGAGGGTAAAGACCCAACAAATCCGAACTACGTCCAATATTATTGGAGTGGTGATGCACAGCCAGGAGTTACATTTGAGAATTGGCAGCTTGCACATTTTAGAGTCCTAGGAAATGATAAATATGTTCCTTACGGGACCTCAGTCTTAGAGCCATCAAGGCGCATCTGGCGTCAGCTTACCTTGTTAGAAGATGCTATGATGGCCTACCGTATTGTCCGCTCTCCGGAACGCCGAGTGTTTTATATTGATGTCGGAAATATTCCTGCTGAAGATGTTGAGCAATATATCGAACAGGTCAAGACTCAGATGAAACGCAATCAGATTGTTGACCAGGACACCGGAAGAGTCGATCTGCGTTATAATGCTATGAGCATTGACGAAGATTATTACATCCCAGTCAGAGCCGGCAATTCTTCAAGGATTGAGACCTTGGCGGGCGGATCTTTTACCGGTGATATTGAAGACGTACAGTATCTTCGGGATAAATTATTTTCTGCGCTAAAAGTACCAAAAGCTTATTTAGCACAATCAGATTCGATGGAAGACAAAACCACTCTGGCCCAGAAGGATATTCGCTTTGCGAGGACCATCCAGAGACTTCAGAGAGTGGTTATCTCAGAGATTGAAAAAATGTGCATTATTCATTTGTATACTCTCGGGTATCGTAATGCAGACTTAACCAACTTTAAGCTAACTCTTAATAACCCATCTAAGATTGCCGAACTGCAAGAGCTTGAGCATCTTCGTTCTAGGTTTGAGATTGCTGGCGTCGCAACTGATGGGTATTTCTCGAAGAGGTGGGTTTATAAGAATATCTTTAAGCTTGATGACGACGAGATAGAAAGAATGCAATTTGAGCAATATACGGATTCAAAGCACGCCGCAGCTATTGAATCGATGGGAACCGCAGCCGGTGAAGCTGCAACTGCCATGGCCGGCGGTGGCGAGGGCGGGGATCTCGGAGATGAAGATCTTGGTGGCGACGACCTCGGAAGCGACGACCTTGGCGACGATAGCACCGAAGAGTCCCCGGAGGAAGAGGGACCCCTACTGGCAGAACCAGGACAAAGAAACGATAATGGGTACGAAACAGTGAAGCTCGATGGACGCCGAGGCGGCGCAAGACTTAGGAGTTATTTAGCTAGTGCCGGAGAAAGTGTAGGCTCTAGCTCAGATAGAAACCTATTTAAAGGGTGGTCTGGTGAAATGAAACCCCTTTCCAGGGGCATCGTTGGCGAGTCTATGCGGTCAGAAGAAAAGTTAATCCGGGAAACAAGTAACGATATTCTAAATCTTATAAGCGATCTGGGAAAGAACAATGAAGACTAAGCATAACAAAAAAAGAAATACAGCGTTTGTTTACGAGGCTTTAGTGAGAGAAGTCACAAAGGCTATAATCAGCCGAGATGCCTCTCGTAAGAATAAAGCCATCTCTATTTTAAAAGAATATTTCAGACAGGGAACAAGCCTTTCCAAGGAACTCGGATGCTACAAGGCCCTTTTAAAGGAAGACGCACTTGACAAGTATACAGCAGAAAAAGTTATTTTCTTAGCTTCTAGACAGCACGGCGAGCTAGACAAGAAAGAAATATTTAACGAACAAAGCAAGTTGATCAGGCAAGTTAACACTGATCTTGGTGCATCAACCTTTTCGAACTTTGTCCCAAACTATAAGAGTTATGCCACTGTGTCTCAACTCTTCAACAAAAAAACACCACTAAAAACAAGAGTTTTGCTAGAGCAAGAGATTCTAGAAATTCTTTCGGGAAAAGAAAAGCAAGAAGAAGATGTCATGACACCCATCGACGGACTTGTTGTAAAAACATTTGTTAATAACTTCAACGACAAGTACTCAACCTTGCTTCCCGAGCAAAGAGAACTGTTAAACAGGTACGTTTTATCTCTAGGGGATAATATGGCAGATTTCCAACTTTTCTTAGTTGAGGAATTGCAGAGAATAAAGGAAAGTGTTACAAATTCACTTAAATTTGAAGATATACAAGGGGATAAGCAGATGGTAGCTAATACTAAACTTGTTCTAGAGAGAATTGAGACATTCAATGTTTCTAGGTTTAATGAAGCAGACCTTAAAAAGGTTCTTAAGCTTCAAAACTTAATAAATGAGTATAAGCCCGATGCCATTAACTATTAAAATAAGCAAGCCGGAAGATAAGAAGCCTGTCCAGGCACAAGTTGAGCTTCAGATCCGTAAGACCCTTGCAGGGAATTACTTGATAACCGATCATGAAAAGATGGACATTGTAATATCTCCCTCTGCCAAGAGCATCTCGGCAATACCTAAAATGTATAGCGGGGATAACTCAAATATCTATAGTTACCAAAGAGACTTAATGTCCTCCCTGGAAAAGGGCGGCGTAATTGAGAATATGTCCGTTCAGGGCGGCTTAAAGTTCGGAGTCCTAGAAGCCTTGTATGCCGACGGACCAGAAGGCATCGATTCTATACAGGTTGCTCTTTTGGAGATTGAAAAGTTTATCAAGAAGAGTTTCGGCGAAGAAATAAAAGCCAAACAGTATGATAAGGACATTGAAGACAGATTCACAGACCCTGAAGATTCAGAAACGACGGAGCTTGGAGAGGTTCCAGCAGAGGAAGAGACTCCTTACGGAAGAGCAAGCTCCTTTAACACCCCTCATAGCTTTGTTGGCTATGGGTATCTCTATTAGATAGGAAAATCGTGGACTTATTATATTTCATACTTTGTTCGTATGGATTGACCCAAATTTTAACATTTTCAAAAATACTTGAGCCATATCGCCCAAGTAATTATTTTTTTCACTGCCCTATGTGTATGGGATTTTGGTCTGGGGTCCTTCTTTTGCTCCTAAACCCTTTTAGCAAACTATTTACCTTTGAAGTTTCTTTGATGAACGCTCTATTGCTAGGCTGCCTATCATCTGGAACATCTTATGCGTTATGTATGCTTATCGGCGATGGAGGACTTCAATTTGAACACCAAACTAGAAGGGATGTGGACACGAAAGTGGATGCTCCGACCCGTAACCAACTGTTGCAGGGGTAGTAGTATCTTGCGGGTAACGCCCGCATTCCAAGGAGAAAAAATATGAATAAGAAATATGTATTACAAGAGTTTATGAGTCTAGATTATAGTCATGATCTTCTTACTGAAGACGAACGTGAAGGTAATCGCCAGGGCACTCATCTTATCGTGGCTGGGAAGATTCAGGCCGCCGATGCCAAGAACGGCAACGGTCGTATCTATCCTCGTCCAATCCTTGAGAGAGAAATAAAGAACTACGAAAAGCTTGTCCGTGAAGGAAGGGCCATCGGCGAACTTGACCACCCAGACACATCAGTGGTGGAGCTTAAAAACGCTAGCCATGTGATGACCGAAGTGTGGTGGAAAGGCGACGACGTAATGGGAAAGATGAAGATCCTCAATACCCCTGCCGGGCAGATAGCCAAGCAGTTGGTTGAAGGCGGAGTCCAATTGGGCATTTCTAGCCGAGGCCTTGGGTCCACCCGCCAAGAAGGCGGTACTACCATGGTAGAGGATGACTTCCAACTTTTGTGTTTTGACCTGGTTTCGGAACCAAGCACTACGGGTGCCTACCTTGTGGCCGAAAGCCAAGTGAAGACCCATCTCACCAAGGCTGACCGTATTAACCGAGCCCTCAACGACGTTCTTGGTGACGACTAGCTATGGCTGGATTCGGTGCAAGCGGCAGTGGTGGACAGGGTTTTGCCGTTCGGCTTGAAGCTGACGGCGACACTAAGCTAGGAAATAGCGATGGTGATTTGCACCAGTTCACAGGTAGCGTCTCAATGAACGATAATGTATTTTTCCTGACGAACGGAAGACTCGGCATTAACACCTCCGCCCCTGATTATAAATTGAGCGTCGCAGGCAATGTTGGACTAAATGAATACATTTATCACAACGGCGATGCCGATACTTACATACAATTTGAAGACGACGCCATCACTCTTGTCGCCGGCAGCAATCAAATGATAAATATAGTGGAAGCCAGCCAAGACAAGATCACATTTAATAATGGCAGCAATGATGTTGATATTCAAATTAAAGGAGGTGGTGATGCTAATCTTTTTAGAACCAT